GCTGCTGATGATCTTACACGCAAAGGTTACGTTGATGGCATCCTTGGTTCAGCTACGAGTGCCGCTGCTAGTGCTTCCGCTGCCGCTACTTCTGAGACTAATGCCGCAACAAGTGAGACTAACGCAGGTAACTCTGCCGCCGCAGCCGCTGCATCTTATGACGACTTTGATGATCGTTACTTGGGTGCTAAGGCTTCTGCTCCTACTACAGACAACGATGGTGATGCGCTTGTAACTGGTGCTTTGTACTGGAACTCTACAAGTGATGAACTGTATGTTTGGGATGGTAGTAATTGGCAACAGGGTAGCTTCACTGCAGGCTCACTTCTAGCGAATGTACTTGAAGATACTACACCTCAGCTTGGTGGTGATCTTGACCTTAACGGTTCTGACATCACAGGTACAGGTGCTATTGATATTACTGGTACAGTTTCTGCAGGTGCAGTTACTTACACAGCTACAGATGGTACAACAGGACAGTTCCTAAAGACAGACGGTTCAGGTAACACTAGCTTCGCTACACTCACGCCTCCTAACGATGCTACAATCACACTGAGTGCTGGCACAGCCCTGTCTGGCGGTGGTGACTTTACTACAGATCAATCAGGTAATGAGACTATCACGTTTAACTTCAGTGGTGGTATTAATGATCTCAGTGATGGTTACTACTCAAATTACTCTGTTGGTCTTGGCCCTAACGCCTTAGCTAACGATGATGGTTCTTCTAATAAAAACACTGCTTTAGGGCATAGTGCAGGTGCATCAGCAACAACTGCATACGAAAATGTGTTTTTAGGTTATAATGCGGGTACTTCTGCTAGTACATACTTTACTAACTCAAGTGTATTTGTCGGTGCAGAGTCAGGGCGTTCTGTTACTACGGCCTCTCAAAACACGTTTATTGGAAGGGGTACTGGTTACAACACTAATACAGGCGAATCAAACTCTTTTATCGGAACTAACGCAGGCTTTAATAACACTACAGGCTCTAACAATTTTGCTGGTGGTAGAGATGCACTACAAGACAACCAAACAGGCACTTACAACGTAGCTATTGGTACAGAAGCAGCGGCTGATACTACAGGCTCGAGCAACGTAGCCCTAGGTGGCCTCACGATGAGGTTTAACACTTCGGGTAATAATAACGTAGCTGTCGGTATGCAGTCTCTTTATCGTAACCTAACAGGTATTAATAACTCAGCCTTTGGATATCAAGCTCTTCTAGGTTCGGCTGGTACCTCTCACAGCTACAACACTGCTATTGGTTATCAAGCTGGTTATGCTATTAGCACAGGAGACAGAAACTTCTTTGGGGGCTATCAATCTGGTAGTTCCAATACTACTGGCGGCTACAATGTTGCCGTAGGTGAAAGAGCTATGAATGATAACACCACTGGGAGTAGCAATATAGCATTAGGCTCTCAAGCTATGGGCACAAATAGTACAGGTAGTGACAACATAGCTATTGGTCAGGGTGCTTTAAGGGGTGTGTCTGGGAGCAACCATAGCCGAAATACCGCAGTTGGTTGGAACGCTGGTTATGGTATTACCACAGGTTGGCGGAATACCTTTTTAGGCTACGAAGCAGGTAACTCTACGACTACGGGGGCTAACAACATTGTTATCGGCAATGGCTCAGATGCTTCCACTGCCACAGTGTCTAATGAGATCACCCTTGGTAACAACAGCATCACAGCCTTCCGCATCCCGGGCCTTAACATCAGTGCTGCATCTAACAGCTTCACAATCAATGGCTGGACGGTCACAGAAAGTGGTGGCTCCCTGTACTTCTCTACAGGCGGTTCAAACAAGATGAAGCTAGACGCATCAGGCAACCTTGATGTTGTAGGCAACGTAAACTCCAACGCAACAATCACCTAGTAAAGGATACGAAGATGGCGATTAAAGTAGGCGGTACAACCGTAGTAGATGACTCACGAGGTCTTACTAACATTGCAACAGTAGACGCAACTACAGCGGCTGCTATTAGTGCTGCAGGTGTTGGTGGTGGCGGAGAGCATGACTTTGTAGCCAGTGGTGCGATTGCTAATGGCGATGTTGTTACTCTTAATGCTGATGGCACTGTTAGTGTGATAACACAAACTACTCCCGGCCCAAATTCCTTTACTCAATATAGCTCAAGTGTATATCAATCAGTCGCAACATATGACTCTACTAATAATAAAATAGTTGTAGCATATAACAAGCACACGGATAGTTTCCATGCCGATGCAGTTGTTGGTACTGTAAGCGGCACGTCTATATCTTTTGGTACTCCTGTAGAGTTTAATGCGGCATACACCGATAATTTGACTATTGGATTTGATGTAAACGCAGGAAAAGTACTTATTGCATATAGTCAATCAAGTGATGGCAGGGCTATCGTAGGTACGGTAAGCGGTACTAGTATATCGTTTGGTAGTCCTGTACAGCACAACACCAGCGGAACTTCCTATGTTCCTTCTCTTGCATACGATGCAAATGCTCAAAAAATGGTACTTTTTTATAGGGATGGTGGGAATAATAATTATGGTACAGCCGTTGTTGCGACTATAAGTGGTACATCTGTTAGCTTCGGAACAAAAGTAGCCTTTTCTTCAAATGGAACTACTTACCCTACAGGTGCGGCATACCATGCGGCTGCACAAAAAGTAGTTTGTATATACCAAGATTGGGGTAATTCCTTTAGACCTTATGGTATTGTTGGGACTGTTAGTGGAACATCTATTTCATTTGGCAGTGCTACCTTAATTGACTCTACAGGAAGCGGCGATGAGCCTAGCTGTGTCTACGATAGCGTAAATCAAAAGATAGTCGCATCATACTATAATGATGGTGGTACAAATAAAATCACAGCCGCTGTGGGGACTGTATCAGGAACCTCCATTACGTTTGGCACCCCTGTAGGTTTAGGTACAAGTTTAGGTCCAAGTGAAACTTCGTATTTAGACACTACTTATGATGTGAACTTGGGTAAGGTAATATTTAACTACAGAGACCCACAGAACTCTACCTACGGCTACTTTGCAACAGGTACGGTTAGTGGAACTTCTATTTCTTTTTCAGACCCTACTGTTAGTACTTCCTATTATTCTGAAAGAGGTTTTGTTGTTTATGATGAAAACGCCACTAAAACAGCTATTGGATGGCGAGATGGTTCTTCCTCACCTTTTCCGGGGAAAGCAGCGACTATTAATACTCTTCTCTCAACCACCGCAGACTCCTACATTGGTATAGCAGCAGAGGACATCTCAGATACAGCTACTGGTGCTGTCACTATTGATGGTGGTGTGAATGAGCAAACTGTAAATAGTTATGACTTGGCTAATGCTAGTTACGATAGTGTTAACTTTAGTGTTAGTGGGCAGGAAACAATTCCTAAAGACGTATTTTTTAAGCCTGATGGCACTAAGATGTATATCTGCGGCACCGCTGGGCGTGACGTAAATGAATACTCATTAAGCACAGCTTGGGATGTATCTACTGCCTCTTACGTTCAGAGCTTTAGTGTTTCTAGTCAAACGCTTTACCCTAACGGCTTATTCTTTAAGCCTGATGGCACTAAGATGTACATTGCGGCTCAGGCTACAGACCAAGTTTATGAGTATACTTTAAGCACAGCTTGGGATGTTTCTACTGCTTCCTATCTCCAAGCATACAATGTCGCTACTCAGGTTTCGGTAGCACAAGGATTGTTCTTTAAGTCTGATGGCACTAAGATGTACGTTCTTGGCTCTTCTGATGGTTATGTGAACGAGTACTCTTTAAGTACAGCTTGGGATATTTCTAGCTCTTCCTATACTCAGAACTATTCTGTTTACTCTCGAGAGTATGATGCGTCAGGTATATCCATTAAACCTGATGGCACTAGGATGTATGTTGTTGGTTCTTCTGGAGATGACGTAACCGAGTATTCTTTAAGTACAGCTTGGGATATTTCTACTTCTTCTTTTATTCGAGAGTTTAGTGTTGCTGGGCAAGAAACAGGCCCACAGGGTATATTTATTAAACCTGACGGCACTAAGATGTACATAATAGGTTACGTCAACGACACCGTATACCAATACACCACAGGCACTTTCGGCGGTTACACTATTAACGCTTCACATTTTGTAGCGGATGACGGAAGCCTTACCACCACTAACAACGGACGCAAGATTGGCAGAGGTATTTCCACAACAGAGTTACTAATCGACAGCGCAATGACTGGCGATGAGACAAACGAATATCTTGGCTCTCTGGTATAAGGTGGTACTCTAATGGCTATAAAGATTGCAGGTACTACAGTAGTAGATAATAGCAGAGGCTTAACTAACATTGCTTCTGTAGATGCTACTACTGCTACAGCTATAGGTGCTGCTGGTGTAGGCGGTGGAGGTACACATGAGTTTGTTGCTAGTGGGGCTATTAGTAACGGTGATGTTGTTGTGGTTAATGCTGATGGTACGGTTAGTGTGGTTGCTGAAGCACCGCCTTTTGCTGGAACTCCTGAAGTTTTTGAAAGCGCAAGAGTTGACTATGTATCAGCCGTACTGGATATTTCTTCCAATAAAGTAGTTGTTTTTTACACTGATGCCGCAAATTCTTATTATGGGACTGCAGTAGTAGGGACTGTAAGCGGTACAAGTATTAGCTTTGGTACACCTGTAGTTTTTAAAAGTGCTTTTACTGCTTTTATTTCATCAACATATGACAGTAACACCAATAAGATTGTTACTTCTTATCGTGACGATAGTAACACTAATTATGGAACCTCTATTGTTGGGACGGTAAGTGGTACATCGATAAGCTTTGGTACGCCTGTAGTTTTCGAAAGCTCTGCGTCTAACTATATTTCCTCAACTTTTGATAGCAGTTCAGGCAAAGTTATTATTGCATATCAAGGTAATGCTAATGACGGGAAGGCTGTGGTAGCCACGGTAAGTGGTACGTCTATTAGCTTTGGAACTCCCGCAGTTTTTGACAGTGGTTATGTAGCGTATACATCCACTGTTAAAGATAGTAACTCTAATAAAATAGTTATTGCCTATACAGATGTCAGTAACTCTAATTACGGGACTGCTGTAGTAGGTACTGTAAGTGGTACTTCCATTAGTTATGGAACTCCTGTGGTATTTGAAAGTGCTGCTTCATACGAAATCTCGGCTGCTTTTGATAGTACATCTAATAAAGCAGTTATTGCATACAAAGATGCTGGAAACGGTAACTATGGAACTGCTATTGTTGGAACTGTAAGTGGTACTTCCGTTAGTTTCGGTACGCCTGTAGTTTTTGAAACTACAAACACAGTATGGATTTCCGCTACATTTGATGCTAACTCTAGTAAAGTAGTTATTGCATATTCTAGTGCAGGCTCTGTTGTTATTGGCACTGTAAGCGGTACTTCTATTAGTTTCGGTACACCTATAGTTTTCGAAAGTTCTGGTACAAGTTACACGTCTGCTGTTTTTGATAGTAACTCTAATAAAATAGTTATTGCCTATCAAGATAGCGGTAACTCTAATTACGGGACTGCTGTTGTTTTTGAACCTACATCTTCAACCAACGCCTCATCCTACATTGGCATAGCAGCGGAAGATATTGCAGATACTGCCACAGGTGAGATCACCATTATTGGCGGGGTGGTAAATGTCGGTACTTTTTCTAGTTACGACATTGCTAATGCTAGTTATGACTCATCTAGTTTTAGTGTTTCTTCTCAAGTTTCAGTACCTTATGATGTTGCCTTTGACTCAAGCGGTACTATAATGTATATTCTAAGTTGGACAGACAAAGTAGTTTATCAATACACCCTTTCTACCGCTTATGATATAAGCACAGCATCTTATGGCGGTACTAGTTTTACTACAGGTCTGTCTGGTATCATTTATGGAATGCACTTTAGTCCAGACGGGACTAAGATGTTTGTGATAGATAATTCTTTCGCTAGAGTGCATAGCTACTCTTTATCTACGTCATGGGATGTAAGTACAGCCTCCCTTGATAGCTCTTCATATACTGTTTACAGCCAAGTTTCGGGAGGGCAGGACGTTGCTCTTAGCCCAGATGGCACAAAAATGTATGTGTTGGCGGGTAATAATAATACGCTTTATCAATACACCTTAGCCACCGCCTTTGATTTAAGTGCAGTATCTTACAGCGGAAAGAGTTTAAGTGTCACCTCTCAAGGATCAAATCCTAATAGTATAACATTTAATGGAGATGGAACTAAATTATTTATCTTGATTAATAATCAAGACTCTGTTTTCCAATACTCTTTATCTACAGCTTATGATATAAGCACAGCCTCTTACGACAGTACTAACTTTAGTGTTGCCACGCAAGAGACTACTCCACTAGGGTTAGCATTCAGTAGTAACGGCGTGAAAATGTTTGTTGTTGGAAATGCAAACGATACCGTATTCCAATACACCACAGGAAGCGCCCCTACGGCAAACACATCATACTTCGTAGCTAACGATGGTACATTTAGTACTACTAACAACGGGCGTAAAATAGGTAAAGCTATCAGTTCAACAGAATTACAAGTTAAAACAAAACTCACTGGTAGTGAGATGAATGAATACTTAGGAGGTTTGGTCTAATGAAAAAGACTATCGTAGAAACAGCAACAGGTCTATCGAAGTATGTCTTTGAGGATGCAGCAGAAATAGTGATGTCTCCTGATAACATCATTACGCCTGACTTTATTATCGGTGACTTGAATGCTGTTAATGCAACGTTACACGAGAACGTAACACCACCAGAAAACTGGACAGGTAATCGTTACACTTTTGATGGCACTACATGGACAGCTAATCCTGATTGGGTAGACCCTGCGACACTTGAAGAGGAGGGCGAGTAATGGCTAACTTAACAGATTTAGTAGCTACCGCTGGTAGTAGTGGCTTTGCATCAATGCAGGTGTTTACTTCAAGTGGCACTTGGACAAAACCATCAGGTGTAACAAAGGTAAAGGTTACTGTAGTTGGTGGTGGTGGTGGTGGATCGGCATGGGATAGCAGTAATGATAACCCAATGGGCGGTGGCGGTGGCGGAGCGTCTATTGAAGTAATTGATGTTTCGAGCGTATCTTCTGTCGCTGTAACTATTGGTGCAGGTGGCGCAGGTAGTGGTACTAATGCTGATGGAAGTACTGGCGGCACTACGTCTTTTGGGAGTTACTTACAAGCAACAGGCGGTGACGGTGGTAGTCGGTCTAACGGATCGCCAACTGCTGCGGCAGGTGGTGTTGGCTCTAATGGAGACATAAACTTTACTGGTCAAAAAGGTAGTGGTGGTATGGATCAATACAGCAACGAAGTCAACGGCGGTATGGGCGGTAATTCACTTCTAGGTTTTGGTGGTGCGTTTATGCAGCGAAATAGTAATGCCCAAGCTGCTACTGGTTTTGGCGGCGGCGGCGGAGGTATGAACGGAGCTGGCTCCCCCACAGGTGGCGCAGGTAGTGCTGGTATCGTAATCGTAGAGGAGTACGTCTAATGAAAGCCCACGTTGTAGAAAACGGTGTTGTTACTAACACAGTAGAGGTAGACAATCTTTCTGATATACCTAACCTTGTTGCTGCTACTTCTGGGGGTATTGGGTGGTTATATGATGGTTCATCTTTTAGTGATCCTAATGCACCTACTCAAGAAGAACTAGATGCACGTAAAAGTATTTCAATGCGTAACCTCAGAAACGCTTTACTTGCTAAGACGGACTATCTTGCGTTGTCTGACGTTACTATGTCTACTGAGATGATTACCTATCGCCAAGCTCTGCGTGACCTACCAGCACATGAGAACTGGCCTAACCTAGAAGAGTCTGACTGGCCTACTAAGCCTTAGTGTAATGCTCTGTGTCCTTGCATTTATTTCATTTAACCACGCTTGGACACAGAGTGGTAACCGACTGTTTCAGTACTGTTACTACGACTGTGGATTAACTAAGAACGGTACGTGGTACGACAGGGTATACAGAGTGAGTTACAACTACGTATGTCCTATAGAAATTAAGTTTAAGTAGAGGCTAGTAAAGCTATGGAAAACATTAAACTGCCTATAGCTCTTGTTGCAGCTATGGCT